ATCTATGCGTCAAGTATTGTTATCGCTATGCGTAAGTTGAAACTGAAAACAGATGCAGACGGCAACAAGACATCACAAGTACATGGTATTCGTGCGGCATGTAAAATTATGAAGACACGTTATGCGAAGCCGTTTGAAAGTGTACAAGTAGAAATCCCATATGAAACAGGTATGTCTCCTTATTCAGGTCTACTTGAATTCTTTGAAGCAAAAGGTCTTCTCGTTAAGCAAGGTAATCGTCTAAAGTATGTTACCAAATCTGGTGAAGAAATGATTGAGTTCCGCAAGAACTGGACAGATGAAAAGCTAGATGTAATCATCAATGAGTGGAATATGGAAGACATCGATGCTGAGAAGCACGGTCTTGAAGCACTTGAAGTAGATGATAACGGCGACATCGTTGATGAAAACGCAGTACTTAACGGGGAAGAATAATGGCTAAATATCTTTCTACAAAGACATATGGACATAACATCGGACTTTCAGCAGTCTTTCGTCAACCACATGCAGACCACTCACATTGTAGATTTTTACATGGATATAGTCTTGCATTCAAATTTACTTTTGGGTGCAATGAACTGGATCATCGTAATTGGTGTGTGGACTTTGGTGGATTAAAACCACTGAAGGCTTGGCTAGAAGATAGTTTTGATCATAAAGTAGTTATTGACAAAGCTGATCCAATGATGTATCATTTCGAAACACTACAAACTGTTGGTGTTGCAGAACTGACTATAATGGATGGCGTCGGTGCCGAAAAGTTTGCAGAACATGCATGGAACTTTGCAGATAAAATGGTACGTGAACAAACAAATAATCGTTGTTGGTGTGTGAGTGTTGAATGTTCAGAACACGGCGCAAACTCAGCAATTTATGAGGCATAAAAAATATGGCAATAGAAACTGATTTTATCTTTGACTTGTGGGAAGCAATGAAACCATTAATCCCAGCCAAAGAGAAGATGGAAGCGGCAGAACGAATTATCAAACAATGTGACGAGTTTGGTATTTCTAAAGTCGATCTGGAAGATATGATTGAGAATGATAAAATTCTACAAACAGCATTCGATAGATACTTTGCGGATGACTTTGAAGACGAAGACGATGATTCTTGGGATGATTATGACGAATGAGTTGGTATCGTAAAGTTGTAGCGGACTGGAATAATATTCCACAATGTCTTGACCATTTTGAAAAAGAACTGGCAGAAGCGAGGACTGAGGTTAAGATTAAGGGAAACGTAGAGCGTAACTCTACAGAACTTCCAGCATATGTAGAACTACGATTCTCACAACTACAAGAGTTAGAAGCCATCCTAGAACATCTAAATATAAGTTTACGCAAAAAGCGTAGCGAATATTTAAGAAAATATTTAGAGAACTACAACAAAGCATTGTCTAGCAGGGACGCAGAAAAATATGCTGATGGTGAAGATGAAGTTGTAGCAATCTCAGAACTTATAAACCAAGTAGCGTTGATGCGAAATCAATTTCAGGGTATTACAAAGGGATTTGAAATCAAACATTTCCAATTAAGTAACATTATCAAGTTGAGAGTAGCAGGCATGGAAGACGCAGACATAAACACTAGATATTAAGATGGGCGCAGTGTGTGTAAATACATTGCTATTTTGGAGAATTAAAAACAATGAGTAATATTCAAGTTACTAAAAGGGATGGAACGAAAGAAGAATTAGACCTAGAAAAAATGCATAAAGTTGTATTTTTTGCTTGTGACGGCATCAATGGTGTAAGCGCAAGCGAAGTAGAACTGAAATCACATATTCAGTTTTATAATGGTATTACTAGTTCTGAAATTCAGGAGACCCTTATTAAAGCAGCCGCTGATTTGATTAGTGAAGAAACACCGAACTATCAGTGGGTAGCAGGTAATTTGATTAATTATCATATTCGTAAAGATGTATATGGTACGTTTGAACCTATTCATGTATACGAACTTGTGAAACAAAATGTTGAACGAGGTTTTTATGATCCTGCTCTACTAGAAGATTATACAAAAGAAGAATGGGATAAGATTAACGGTTTCATTAAACATGAACGTGACTTCAATATCTCATACGTTGGAATGGAACAGTTTCGTGGAAAGTATCTAGTACAGAACAGAGTAACGAAACAACTATTCGAAACACCACAAATGGCATACATTCTTATTGCTGCGACACTTTTCAGTCAGTATCCTCGCAACGAAAGAATGCGTTGGGTGAAAGATTATTATGACGCTGTAAGTAATTTTGACATTTCACTACCGACGCCAGTTATGGCAGGGGTGCGCACACCACAGAGACAATTTTCATCCTGTGTCCTAATTGAAACTGATGACTCGCTTGATTCAATCAATGCGACCTCAAGTGCAATTGTAAAATATGTCTCACAAAAAGCGGGTATTGGTGTTGGTGCAGGTTCAATTCGTGCAATCAACTCACCTATCCGCAACGGTGATGCGTCACATACAGGTGTTATTCCATTCTATAAAATGTTCCAGGCTGCCGTGAAATCTTGCTCACAAGGTGGGGTACGCGGTGGTGCTGCAACTCTTTATTATCCTATCTGGCACTACGAAGTAGAAGACCTACTGGTGCTTAAAAATAACAAAGGCACAGAAGACAATCGTGTGCGTCATCTAGACTACGGCGTACAATTTAACAAAGTTATGTATGAGCGTCTACTACAAGGCGGTGACATTACCCTATTCTCTCCTCAGGATGTACCTGGACTTTATGAGTCATTCTTTGCCGATCAAGATAAGTTCCGTGAACTATATGAGAAAGCAGAACGTTCAACGAAACTACGCAAGAAAACAATCCCAGCGATTGAACTATTCTCGGCATTTATGAATGAACGTAAGAATACAGGTCGTATCTATTTGATGAACGTGGATCATGCTAATGACCACGGATCATTCAAGGCAGAAGTTGCTCCTATTCGTCAATCAAATCTTTGCTGTGAAATCAATCTACCAACTAAACCACTACAGCATATCTTTGACGAAGAAGGTGAAATCTCACTATGTACACTAAGTGCTATCAATTGGGGCAACATAAAAACTCCAGAAGATTTTGAGAAGCCCTGTGAACTAGCAGTGCGTGGCCTAGATGCACTATTAGATTATCAGAAATATCCCGTACTAGCGGCTGAACTGTCAACTAATAAGCGTAGACCTCTTGGTGTGGGTATTATTAATTTTGCCTATTGGTTAGCTAAAAATGATACCAACTACTCAAATCCAAACTTAGACTTAGTTGATGAATGGGCAGAAGCATGGAGTTACTTCTTAATCAAAGCGTCAAACAAACTAGCACAAGATATGGGTGCATGTCCAGGCGTATGTGAAACAAAGTACGGCGATGGTGTTGTACCAATGGATACACGTAAGCGTGATGTAGATGAACTTACTCCATACGTCGAGCGCCAAGATTGGGCATCATTGCGTGAAGACTTAAAGACTACAGGTATTCGTAACTCAACTCTAATGGCTCTAATGCCAGCAGAAACATCAGCACAGATTTCTAACTCTACAAACGGCATTGAACCGCCACGTAGCTATGTGTCCGTGAAGCAATCAAAGCACGGTGTCCTAAAGCAGGTTGTACCGGGTATTCATAAACTGAAAAACAAATATGAACTACTATGGGATCAACAATCTCCTCAGGGTTACATTAAGATTATGGCAGTACTACAGAAATATATCGACCAAGGTATTTCTGTGAACACATCATATAACCCAGTGTTCTTTGAAGATGAAAAGATTCCAATGTCAACAATGCTACAAGACTTGATTATGTTCTACAAATATGGTGGTAAGCAACTTTACTACTTCAATACATTTGATGGTCAGGGCGAAGTTGATGTAAACAAGCTAATGGATGAACCACTAGCACAAACAGAATTAGATGATGATGCAGCTTGCGATAGCTGTGTAATTTAACAAGAGAGAGAATTAATGTCAGTATTCAATTCAAAAAATAAAGCAGACCACACTAAAGCGTTAGCGTTTCTAGACCCAAATGGCGGTGTAGCAATTCAACGTTATGATATGCTAAAATATAAACAGTTTGATAAATTAACAGATAAGCAATTGGGTTTCTTTTGGCG